TTATGCGACACTGTAAACCTCTTTGGCGCGGGTCGTGAACGCCTGAACCATATTCGAGGCCAGCTCTTTAAAGATGCGGCCAAACGCCAGCTCAATCAGCTTATTGGTAAACTCAAAGTCCAGATGGAACTCAATACGGCAGGCGTCCGCGCTCAGTGGGGTAAACTTCCAGCCCCCCATCAGCGTTTTAAACGGACCATCGACCAGATGCATCAAAATACTCTGATTGCTGGTCAGCGTATTGCGGGTGGTGAACGTCTTGCTGATCCCCGCTTTGGAGACATCCACCGCCGCGGTCATCTGCGTCGGGCCAGACTCCAGAACGCGGCTTCCGGTACACCCCGGAATAAATTCTGGATAAGACTGAACATCGTTCACTAACTGATACATCTGTTCCGCGCTGTAAGGCACAAGCGCAGTACGGCTAATCTGAGGCATAGCATTTTCCATGGTCACACAACGGACAAATAATAACATTTATCACCTGTTAAAAAAACGCTAAGCCTCATCTCGTGCTAAGATAGCGCGTTAGACCTCACAGGACGCAATGAGGTGACTTTTTGAAATCAGATTACCGACGGCTTTACGACACTTATGACGAAGAAAAAAGCACATAAACCAGGCTCGGCGACCATTGCGCTCAACAAGCGTGCGCGCCACGAGTATTTCATTGAAGAAGAATTCGAAGCTGGCCTTGCGTTGCAGGGCTGGGAAGTAAAATCGCTGCGCGCCGGGAAAGCCAATATCGGCGACAGCTACGTGATCCTGAAAGATGGCGAAGCTTTCCTGTTCGGCGCGAACTTTACGCCGCTGACCGTCGCCTCGTCACACTACGTGTGTGACCCAACGCGCACCCGTAAGCTGCTGCTAAATAAGCGTGAGCTAGAATCTCTCTACGGACGCATCAACCGCGAAGGTTTCACCGTGGTCGCCCTGTCGCTGTACTGGAAAAACGCCTGGTGCAAGGTGAAGGTTGGCGTCGCGAAGGGTAAAAAGCAGCACGACAAACGTACTGACCTGAAAGAGCGCGAGTGGCAGCTTGATAAAGCGCGCATCATGAAAAACGCAGGACGTTGATTCTGCACACTTATTGTACTATTCAATAAGTTAGCGTTCCGGGCTGGTATCCAGGAAGTAAAATCTGGTATACTCAGTTCAACACTATTGGGGCTGATTCTGGATTCGACGGGATTTGCGAAACCCAAGGTGCATGCCGAGGGGCGGTTTGCCTCGTTAAAAGCCGCAAAAAAATAGTCGCAAACGACGAAAACTACGCTTTAGCAGCTTAATAACCTGCTCTGAGCCCTCTCTCCCTAGCTTCCGCTCTTAAGACGGGGATCAAAGAGAGGTCAAACCCAAAAGAGATCGCGTGGAAGCCCTGCCTGGGGTTGAAGCGTTAAAACTAATCAGGCTAGTTCGTTAGTGGCGTGTCTGTCCGCAGCTGGCGTGCGAATGTAAAGACAAACTAAGCATGTAGTACCGAGGATGTAGAAATTTCGGACGCGGGTTCAACTCCCGCCAGCTCCACCACTTTTGATAGGACTGCAACCGGACAGCGGCAATAAAAACAGCCACTTACGGACACTGACCAGACAGCAGGCAGACCGAGAAAAGACAAAAATATGCACGTGAAATGCACGTGCACTTTAAAAGAACCCCAGATCTCACGGTCTGGGGTTTTTCTATTTGTAACTAAGGGTAACAAAAACCCCTCCCCCTTTCGCGTCCCGCTCGCCTTGACACTGTTTATTTTTACAGTAAAAATACTGTATACAATCACAGTGTTTTCCGGAGGCTTTTATGTTCGTTGAACTGGTTTATGACAAACGCAATGTAGAGGGGCTCGAAGGGGCCAGAGAAATTATTCTGGCTGAGCTGACGAAGCGAGTGCACCAGATCTTCCCTGATGCCGAAGTGAAGGTGAAACCGATGCAGGCGAACGGGCTGAATAGCGACGCCAGCAAAAGCGATCGGGAAAAGCTGAACCGTATGCTGGAGGAAATGTTTGAAGAGGCCGATATGTGGTTGGTTTCTGAATTCCCATTAGTACGCCAAGTTGGTAGATGATGTCATGTAGGCCCATGGTAAATCTTTAGACTGTCGGCCTACCTTTCTGAATACACAGAATTCTTCCATATTCTCGACCATGCGTTTACGCAATGCTATAGTACCGAATCTAGAGTGCGACACTAGTCAATCAGTCTACTCCCAGATTTGTCGAACAATGCCGCATTGATAATCAATTTATAAAATGCATGTTTCTCTAAGGATTATAAGATGAGTGTTTATTACTCACTGTGTCTATTCACTGCATGCCTAACCATTGCGCTTGCTCTTTTCAGCCTTCCCATATTTCGATTCATTGATGAAGACACGATTAAAGCGAGATCAAACAGCCTTGACGGTATGCGGTTCTTCCTGGCGTCGTTTGTTGTTTTTCATCACTTAGATTGTGCTTACACTTACATAACAACCGGGAAGTGGAGACCTACTTCTGAATGGTTGGTTTACATGGGTAAGTATGGTGTTGCACTTTTCTTTATGACTACAGCGTTCCTTTTTTGGGGTAAAGTCAGGAATTCTCAATCTGTTGATTGGGTGGAATTATACAAAAAACGTTTTTTTAGAATCGTTCCACTTGCCTTTTTTTGCTCAATGATAGCATTAATCATGCTTTTTTCTTTTACTGAGAGTAAGCCTTTATCTTTTGAAATTATATCTAATTCCCTGGCTTGGTTTGATGGCGGTCTTTGGAATAGCAAGCCCGCAGTAACCACTTTTGATAAATCATGGATGGCGTTGGCAGGTGTCACCTGGACATTAAAATGGGAATGGATTTTTTATTTCACTCTCCCATTGTTGTTCATGTTTAATAAATGGTCTATAGAGTTAGCAATAGTTTTGTTTGGTTTCTCCATCTATTTCCTACCGGACATTACCCGCGACGCTTATCTTTGGTCGTATTTCTTTGCGGGAATGTTATGCAGGGAGTTGAAAGAAAAAATTCAACTCACCAAGAATCAAGCAAACATATTGTTGGTTGCCACTATATTATTAGCATTATTGGCTCAACCAGAGATCTTTAGGTCTCCAGAGAAGTTTTTTTTAATAACAATTTTCTTCTCAATAGTTTCTGGCGCTAATCTCTTTGGGCTGTTGACCACAACTGCATCAAAGAGACTAGGCGCGATTAGTTACAGTTTATATTTAACTCAGGGTTTGATTTTATTCCCAGTATCTTTATATTTTAGCCATCAAAATGATTTTGCATTAGATATTAAGTCAATGATAGTTTTCACCTCCTCTTATGTATTGATCTGTTTTATTTCTTCCCTTACTTTTCACTTCATTGAGCGTCCATTTATGAATGGATTTAAAGTAAAGAATAGAAATAATTTTAAAGGCATGACATTCAAATGACATATATGTCCGTGGTACATCGTCACGGACATATGCATAAATTACTTAAGGTCTATTAGGCCATGTGACATCTGGAGCTGTTGATGTATCAACTGCTCCTAATGCGTCAAGATAATCCAGCCATTCATTGAATGATTGCTTATCTGCATCAGACAGGCGTCCAAGTGCCAATTTTGAGGGCCACTGGTTGCTATCGATGTGATTATTGGCGTCGTTGATTAATGCCTGCTTCTGGATCTCAGCTTGTTGAACGAGCTCTTCGTGAGTGGGTTCCGGTACAGGCGGCGCAGTAAATTTCTTACCATCATATGTCCAGCCGATACCCACGCCAAAACCGTCAATTTTGACAGTCTCATAGCCCTCGAAAATATCACCCTCACCATCCCACAGGACAGTATTCATAACCTGTCCATCCTTGATCAGTGCATAAGTAGACATCATGCATACTCCTCAATAATAACGATACCCTGAGATCCATTCCCTCCAGCTGTAGCTGTCGATCCACCTGATACTGTGGTAACAGACCCTGCGCCACCGCCACCATATCCCGTGCCAGGGTTTGGGGTTGCATTTGTTGTATAAGCCCCGCCCCCCAGGCCAAGAACTGATGATCCCCCCTGACCACCTTTCACAGTGTTCGCATTCAATGAAACCTGCCCAAAACCTCCTTGCCCTGGGATAGATACAAGCACGTTTGCGCCAGTGCAAGGACTGCCATTACTGTGATCAGAAACTATTGTCTGTGTGGTTGCTGTAGAACTTCCCGCAGCTCCCGCCTGACCTCCCGGCGCAGAAATATAGGTTCCGAAAGCTGAAACACCTCCCGCTGTTCCATTCCCACCGGAGGAACCATTACCACCAGCCCCAACTGTAACAGCCACGGAAGATACGGAACTGACATCTATCAGCCCTGTTTCACCGTAGGTCCCAGCCGTCCCACCATGTCCGGCGGCAACGTTCCCTGTAACCGTAGATGCCGCAGCACCACCTCCGGCCCCACCACCACCAACTAGACGGACCCTGATTTTCTTGGTTCCGGTTGTTGGCGTATACGTTCCGCTCGCAGTGAAAGTTCGCACATTTAGCAGGCGCCCGTTTGTATTGGCTTTCAGGGCATTGAGAAAATTAGTCAGAAGCACTGACGTATTTCCGTTATCAAGAACGTCCTGGCCGGTACTGTCTGCGATGAACTGTCCGATAACGCTTGCCATCACTGTTCCCTGACGAAGGGCTTTATTTACCTGCGCACTCGCAGCTTTACCGGACTGAAATCCTGTAAGCAGTGCAGTTAAGGCTTCCCAGTCTGCTTGCGACATGACGTTTGCGCCCGCGCCCGTAGCGAAAGGTTTAAAGTTATTTGTAGCCATTAAAGTAATTTCCCCCATGCTCCAACATCGAACCCGCCGATGTATTCGTTTTCCAAATCAAACCCAAAGAATTTTGAGCCCTCTGACGGTGTTTCAATCGAAGGCGTTTCAACATCACCGGCCCAAACGCCAGCAGCTTTTACTGTCAGATAGCCCTGTTTAATAGCGGCGATCAGCTCAAGGGACACATCAGCAATATCTGTCTCGGGAAATACCCAGACCGAAATCGTCATGTCCTGGTTGTCTACAATCTGCATCTTCAGGCCAGAACCAGCCGTTGCTGCGTCAAGAATGGGCGGCAGCGAGTCGTTGCGGCCGTCCCAGTTGTTGATAGCGATTTTCGCTTTCAGAATGATGCGGTAGGTGTCATCGCTCAGCGACGTATAACCTGAATCCGGATCATACGGCCCCTGCCAGACGCCCTGGTCATATCCGACCCCATCGGTGTCCCAGCTGAAATAAACACCCGTTATCGGCTGGCTGACTATACGGCTGCGTCCGATCCAGAGCCCGAGGGTATCAAGCTGAACGCCTACAGCAGTATCAATGTCAAACGCGCTAACCAGCTCCCGGGTGGCTGATGTGATGTCAATCAGCGGCCGGGTGCTCAGATCTATGTGATCAAAGTATTTCGGTCTGGTGGCGTGGTAGTTGGTGATTAAATCTGTGTACTTGCTCATGACGTCACCGTTAGAACAATATTTTCCAGCTTACAGGACGCTGATTCGTTGTAGGCGATATTGATATTCGCCGCCGCTACCGTTCCGGCAGATTTGCCAATCAGCAGCTCCTGAATGTCGTAATAGCGTGCACTGCCACCACTCACCACGCCGAGGTTCGCCGGGGAATAAATGCGGCTCAGCAGAACTGAATCACCGATCGTCAACCCGTTGATGTAATCCGCGACGGCCTGCTGAATCTGCACTCCAATTTGCGACGTGTAGCCCGTAAAGGCTTTCAGTGTGATATGCCCGTAAATTGGAACATCAGTCGAACGCGAAAAACTGATCACGTGTGGATTGCCGTAAGTGTCTGGTACCGTGACAGAGGTCGTACCGTAGGTCGCCGTTCCCTGCCCTTTATTACCCCGGATAGTCTGGGCAATGTCGGTCACGTCCCCGCCGTCCACGATGGCTGAGATAGAGTGTGGCGGCAGCCCGTTACTATCGGTCGCGCCAGTATCATTCTCGTAGAGCTTGTGACGTGTCACGCCAGCAACGTTAGCAATCGCACCGTCAACGCCCTCAAACGGCGTGATAGAGGGTAGAGCGACACTTTGCCCCTGCCTGATGCGCAGCTCTGCGTCGGTTTCTGCCGGCGCGCCTACGGTGGCCGCCGCCGGGTTGGTTACCGATGTCCAGCCTCGGGTCGGCGTGTTGATGGTAGTAATTGTCCCCGCCAGCGCTGCGACCGCGCCGCTGTTTGAGCAGGTGGCAGTGGCCGTCACCGTACCGTCAACGCCTATCACTACCGAGGCAGGAAGACGCCAGATCACGTTATTAGTGTCTTTAACGGTACCGTTCGTGATGGTTGTCCCCGCGGTGCCGGTGAGCAGCAGATCCACGGTGGAGTTCGTCGCACCTTTGCGCGCGATACCGTTAATTTTCACGTTACTGGTCAGCGCTGCGCCGTAACCCGTAGCAGGTGAGAAGCAGTTGTAAACGGTAATGGCCGTGTTATTGGCATCGTGAATAGCCAGCGCCACCAGCGCCACCATCTGGCCGTCTTTGCTGTCCGGCTCCAGATAAGCGTCACTGCCATAAATCTGCTGGAAATAGCTCGTAAGGGTATCGAGTATCGTCTGGTAATCAGGCGCACTGATTCCCTCAGCGGTTACCGTTGCCGATAAGCCGAGTGTGTCCAAATTGAGGGCCATTTATGCCTCGCTGGTTACTGTCGTTGTTCCGTAGATAGTGTCGATTTCAGTGAAGAACTGGACGCGGCGCGTCGTCGTGTTCACTGTCGTATTGAAAGAGAGAATGGATTTAACACCCCGCGTTTCGAGGATGCGCTTACGGATCGCCAGGTTGTAGGTTTCAGGCTTCTGCTTACCGAGTACGGACTGAATCCACGGTGTCCCCTCTGTGGTGTCGAGAAACCACTGCCCATACCACAATTCGAATCGCGTTTTCACAGCCTGTGCGACGGCCTCCGGTGAGTTAATCATCCAGGTATCATCGCCGCTGCCAAAAGTGTAATCGCCGTCGTCGTCCTCACGTCGGTATCGCATATTTACCCTCCCAGAGGTTTTGTATTGCTGCCGCCGCTTTCAACGCCGCCATGCGTATGCTTATCAACGATTGATCCATCCACCAGCTGCAGGCGGCCGTCAGGCAGAATTTTCAGGCCGTTGAGGTTGAAACCTCCCGGCGCGGTACCGGCTATCGCCCCACTTGAAGGAATAAGGCTCAGTTTGGTTCCGCCATCGTCGCTACGCAACTCAACCGCGCTGGTGCTGATACCGCTGATTTTCTGCGCCTGCGACTGCGGCCCGACGATACAGAACGCATCCGATAAATCATGCACCCGGTCGTCGACAGGCTCCTGTACCCCGCCGTTCTGCCACCAGAAATCGATGCAGCGATCGGAGAAAATCACCAAGCATTCATCACCGACTTTAACCGGGAACGTTAGCGTACATCCCCCGCCGCGCGGAAATACCACCGGCACATCCACCAGCAGCGGGTAATTTTTGGTAATGCGGTTCCCGTCGTTATCAGTTTCAACCGAACGGATAGCAGGCTGCACAACCGCCGTCACCGCGTCAGGATCGAATGACTGGACGATGCCAGGCAAAGCGACGCGGATCTGGTTTTTTGTCGTGTCCCGCTCAGATTTGAATGTTTCGGCAAGGTCGCCGCTGCGGGTCTGGTCAGATACTGCCATTTGGTAGACTCCAGAAAGCAAAAAACCCGCCGGGTGGCGGGTTTATGAATCGTAGGTTTTCAATTTTTCGAGTTCAGCAGGAGGAAGTTCTATGAAGGTTTCCTCTGCTAATTTTATCAGCCGGGGAAGCATCGAATCAGCTTGCTGATGAGCGTTTGGGCTGATGATTGCCAATATCTGATAGTGTTCATCGATATAAAGATGCTGAGCATATACCAAAAAATTATCACATGTCCGTTCACTCAGAGATGCTTCTGGAGGCCAGGGTTTATCGCCAGGTAGCTTTAAGTGAATTTTCCTGATGTTGGCAGCCATCGCATCATAGTTACGTTCAAAACCGCCTAACGAACCAAAACACCAGAACTGGGAACCCTTTGAAATATAATCGGCAAGCATTTGAGCATACTTATGTGCTGCAGCTAAATGACGCAATTCTCCCGTGATACTGACTTTTGCCATGTCACATCCATTTAGGGGCGTCGGCTCCCAGCATCTTATGCGATGTTGAGATCAGTTCAATCGCCTCTTCACGGGTAACATTATCTGACAAGAGTTCAGCCTGGAAAGGCTGCGATTGCCTAACTTCAGCGGCCAACTGAGTTGCAGTGTTCTCGACGGCGGTCAACGCACGAACATATTTGCGTTTTAATGGGCGCAACATTTGCAGATGGCCTTGCCACATAGGGGACCTTTCCGCTTCAGAGAACATATCCACTAAATGACCTTTAGCATTTCGGCATGCCTTGGCAAGACCTTCGAGATGGGATAAAAACCCTTCCGGAAGCTCATCAACAATGATTCTCCCATTTCGAAAAGCTTCGAGATGAGACATGCCTTCCTTCGCGGTATTTTCGATTTCTTGAGCGCGTGCAGCAATCGCGGTACAACGACGAAATGCCTCTTCAGCATCTAATCGTTGTGGCAGTTCACAAGCATTAGAGATCAGGGGTTTGAAAGCACCGTTAACAGCTTCCTGAACCTGATTCATTTGTTGTGTAATTGTTGCCAGCGCAAATGCGTAGCTAATCGCCATACCCAATCCCTCTGTCGTTTTAAACGACTATACACCACTTATTCAAAGTTAGCTGAGCGCTAAAAGTTCGCAAAGTTTAGTGATCATGCAACCACCTAGCAAGCGATAAAAAATCATTATTTAGTGAATGTGAACAAACTCAACACTATGCAGAAATGTAACTTTTGGTTAACCATCAACCTTTTTACACGGGAATGAACCGATGATTTTCGGCGCATCCATGCTGTTCTGCAGCAGCTGGACGTTCAGGAAACGCGTTTCGGTACCAGGGCGGCGAATGTATTCAAAACCGTAGTTGTTGCCATCTTTGGCAGGCATAAGCCCCATGTCAATCTTAATGCCATCAGCACCAAGATTTGTAATTTTCTGAGATGTGACGCGTTCACCGTTAATCATGTCCATTTCCCCCACCCTTGCAGTGATGGTGTAAGGTCCACAATAAGCGGTGTAACCGCTTGCAGATGCCCCAAATGACATAAAGGCAACAATTAAAATGGCTAAGGCTTTCACATTTACCCCCGGTTAAGCGAGTCCTGAGTGCGGAGATCCGCCGCGCCACGCGCTTCGCACATCATATCCATGTACCACGCCTGACCCCTTGTGTCGCCAGTGTACATAATCCCGCGCACAATATAAACGCCATCCGTTGCGATACTGGCAGGCTGCGCCGTGGTGCCGCTGAGCGTGATATTTCCGTCCGTGTTCTGGTCGGTGATCTGCCCACCAGCCATCGCGATATCATTGTTCGACAGCGCGGTGCGATACACGGAAGCCTGATCCAGCTGAATGAGCCCGTTAACCCGGATGTTCGGGTTAATCAGCGCGCGGACGTTTACGCCGTTGCCGATAGTCTGCTGCGGCATGCCAATAAGCCCGGTGGCGCTATTGAGCACAATCGCGTCGTGAACATATTCGTTATTCGCCACCATCTGGCGCTGACCATCCACGAACTGCCATGTTGCGCCACATTGTCCGGCCACGTTATCCATAAGATGCCGTGTCATGCCGAACAGCACTCGCCCCCGGGGGAAAACGGTAGCAGGCATTTCAGGCGTCAGACCTTCGGTCGCGCCTTTGGCCTCGAAGTCTTTCATCAGCGCGCGATTCACGTCTGCTACCGTGTAACCGGCCGCCAGCGTCTGCGAGGTTATGCTGGTGGCAAAAGCCAGATCCGTATCGGCTGCCTGAATCAGGACGTAGGAATCAATAGGGCTGTCTTTACCGGTGACTGAGTAGCGAATTTCGCCGCTGAAAATCAGACCGTAGTTCCGGCCGTCACTCTGGCCCACGTCCGCCGCGTCGACTTCGCGCACGGTCCCGACGTCGCTTGCCGACACCTCCGGCGCGATACCGTCGTAACCGGCAATCAGCCGCACTTTCGAAAATTCCTGCCCGGTGATGCGGTTTACCGTATCAGCTGACAGGTTGTAGATTTTGAACGTACCCACCCGCGACGCGCTGCTGATATTGAACCAGTCGATCGTAAAGGTCACTTTAAAATCGCTGAGTTCAATACCCTGCCCGTTATTGTCCACGAGCTGCAGCTCGAAATGTCTCATCCAGTTCTGTGACATGCTTACTCCGTTGATACCAGTAAATGACTGCGGCCGCCCAGATCGGTTTTCGTCGGATAATCCTGTGTGCTGTCGTCACAAACCACCACCAGCTTAAAGCCGAGGCCCATATAGGCGTACTGCGCCAGCAGGTCAGCGCCGGTGACGAGGGGAATACCGGAGATTACCGGCTCCCCTCTGTCGTTCTGCAGGTCCATAATCCAGTACAGATCGCGCCATATGATGCTAATCCGCCAGGTGGTCCCCGCCAGGATGATGCTGAATTGCTGGTTATCCGCTGTCAGCGGGATTTCCTGAATTGCCATTAGCCGAGCCCCAGTAATGACGCCGCGTTACCCGTGATGCTTTTCAGCAGCGAGGTATTTGGCGGCTTTGTGGTTTTGTTGCCGGTATTCAGTACCGCCGACGTGCTTGCCCCGTCCTTCATGTTGGTTTTATCCGCGACGGTGATCTGCTGCGTCTGCGAGATAAGAATCTCTCTCAGGGTGAGAACGGCAGACAGGACGTTTTCGGTTGTCTTGTCTGTCGTCACCTCCAGCGCGCGGATCAGCATGTTGCTGTACAGCCGTTTGCCGGTCACTACATCGAAAGGAATACGGCTCGCCTGCAGGTCGAGTATCTCCTGATACGTCTGCTGGGGACTCAGCCCGAGCAGGCTGGTAGCCGTCAGGTTACTGGCAAAATCCAGCAACGATCCGCCACCTGCGAAACCGACCTCCATCACCACTTCAGACGGTTTTTTGTAGGCGTGGTCGGCGATGGCGGCCCCGACCTCGACAGGGTGCTCGGTTATCTCCAGCGTGTCGGTGTGCTTCTCAGAAACAACCACGCTGGGGACTATCATCCCTATTTTTCGGGTCTGCTGTTGAAAGAGAGTTGAGAGAATATCCATTAGCCCACCTTCGTTTGATTGCCGCGCATGACCTGGGCGTTTGCCGACTGCTGACGACGCTCGACCTCGGTACCGACAGAACGCGGGTCACCACCACCGTAGATGTGATAAGTATTCTGTTGCTGTACCTGAGCCCCGGCAGCGGGCATGTTGCTTAACACCTTCGGAATGTAGTTGCGGGTTTCCTGAGGCATAAGGGCCATCCCGTGCTTCTGCACGTTCCCGATCCCCCAATTGTATGAGGCCAGCGCCTTGCTCAGGTCACCGCCGTTCGCCTGCAGCAGCTGTGAAAGATACTTTGCGGCTGCCTGGGCGGCCTTCTCCGGGTCGAAAACATCGTTCCCGCGCAGCCCCATGTCGCGCGCCGTACCATCCATAAACTGAAACAGACCTTTAGCGCCAGCGCCTGAAACGGCGAACTGATTACCGCCCGATTCCGTTATGGCCACGCTGCGCAATAACCCCTCAGGAAGCCGGTATAGCTGTTCCAGGTTGGTAAGCATCGGCTGCATCCATCCCAGCAGTTCAGAGCCTGCTTTGGTTGGCTGTGGCCGCTTAACTGACTGGCCGAGCTGTTCAGGCTCATCATCACCGAACCAGCCGCGCACCGTTCGGCCCACGCTGCGAGGATCGAATCCCCAGTGCTCTTTAATCCAGTCGGCGGTACCGTTGGCGCTGTCTGTTACTATCGGCATCGCTGACGGATTTTCGCTGCCCTGATTAAGCATCTGTTTGCCGATGCTGGCGGCATCAGCCCAGCGGCCATCTTTAATGGCGTTGAGCAGGTCGGCGATCATGTTCAGCATTTTGCTGAACTCACCCATCTGGTCAATGAAGTTGCTGAAATCCCACTTCAGGGACCATGATTTGGGGTCGATAATGAGCAGTTTCGCCAGCGCTTTCGCCAGTTCATTAACAGACCCTTTCAGGTCACGAACCATCTTCAGCGCAGCGTCGACTTCCGGCTTCCACTTGCCCCAGTCAATCAGGCTGTCCCCGCCTTCCTTCCAGGTCTGATAGTCCTCCCACAGAAGGGCAATTCCCGCCGCCAGCGCGGTAATGAGGCCAATCGGCGACATCCAGAACGTACTGTTCAGAATGCGCAGCGCAATCGTCAGCGCGCCAAACAGCGAGATGAGCTCCCGCGTTTGCTTATCCAGCGATTGCCACCAGGTGATAAGGCTGGATGTCCCCTCAATAAGTCTGAAGAACAGCCGCCCGATAATGTCCCCGAGCGCCAGAATGCCTTTTATGGCTTTCGTCAGGGTTTGCTCGATGCGCGGGAAGTTATCCAGGATGTGGCGGCGCAGCGTGTCCAGCGAACCCGCCAGGCCACCAGCAAGATTAGAGCCGATTTTGTCACGGGCCATGCCTGCCATCGCGCCGAACTCGCGCAGGGAGGTCATGAATTTGTTGGAGCTTCTGGCCGCCTCGTCAGCATTGAAGCCGATAGCTTTCGCCATTGCGCTGTACTGCCCGGAGAAACCGCCCACACCCCGGCGCATAGCCATGAGGGTATTTTCGTCTATGCCCAGCATCTGCGCATACTGGTTAGCCCGGTAGTACGGCATGCTGCTGAGCTTCTGGCCGACGCCCGTAAAGATAGCGGCCATGTCGCGCATGTTACCGCTGGCGTCACGGGTCTGTACGCCCAGGCGATTCAGGAAGCCTTCCGCGCCGGGATTGTTACGAACAAACCGGGAGAGGCTTTCCAGTGAGGAGCGCGCCGCGTCTACGCTGCCGCCCACCTGCGAAACCGCATAGCCAATAGACTGAATCCCCTGAACCGTCGCGCCGGTGCGCTGTGACGCCCAGTAGAGATTATCCAGACCGGAGGCGATCTTAGCCGTAAAGGCCACCACGGTAAGCGCGGCACCTTCGACGGCCAGCCCCATTTTGATGGCGTTTGCGGTCGTACCGGCGAGAACAGAGTCGAACTTTGACGCGCCCGCTTCGTCGATATCAAAACCGAGCGAGACGAGGAAATCTTTAATAGTCTCAGCGTTCATTATCCTCTCTCCATTTCTCAATACGGCGCTGGTTGTCAGCCTTAACGGCCAGGTGGTCATTCATCAGCGCGATATCGCACAGATCGACAGATCCATCCTTCAGCGCGTAATAAGGGATTAACCCGGCGTCAACCGGGTCAAGGAGATAAGACAGCCCGTCAGGCAGGCTGTTGAGGGTTAACCCTGAGGCTGGCCCGGCGTCGGGCTGGTAGGGTTCACGGGCAAAAAATTTCCCAGTGAATCGGCGACCACCCGCGCCACCAGCTGCAACATGGTCAGCAGATCGATATCATCGAACATCAGCTGACCGCTGTTAAATACCGGCGTCCATCCGTCCATGTGCTTACGTGATACCACGGCCAGGCACGGATGAATAACCGCATTGGTGTCTTCTTCGGTCAGGGAAGACAGTTCCTCAGCGATACGCGGGAGCAGGGTTTCAAACACCGGTTTCAACTGATCGAATTTCACGGTGTCGATTTTGCCATCAGCAGGCAGAAGGGAGCGAATGCTCCCGAAATCTGACATCATGCCCGCCAGCACCGGCAGCAGTTTGCGGGTCACTTTCAGCTGGTCAAAAACGCTGAGTTTTGCCACGCGGTAATCGTGGCCTTTGATTGAGCATTCCATCTGTTAAAACTCTCCGAGAACCTGGTCGATTTTGCCGCAGTCAAACACCCAGGGCATCGTATTACCGGCTTTAGCGTTGGCGTTATCCGGCTGTTTCTGGAACGCCACGCTGCGCGCCGTGATGATGTCTCCGCTCACCTTGTTGCGGATCACAATGACGTTGTTTCCCCAGGTACCTGAGGACTGACTCTGCGCGTTGTACGCCAGCGACAGCTTTTTGTTTGTCGGCGAGGTCTTCAGCAGGTTGACGGTTACCGTGCCGCTTTTATCCGCATGCAGGCTGTGCATCACTTCGCCGTCAGCGCCGATGGTCATGGTATTTTTGGGGCCGCCCATTGCAACGGTGATCCCCTCCTCTGAACTGGCGGAACCGTAGCCCAGATCAATCTCGCCGGTCGGGCCGGAGAGGGACGCCGTGACGTCCATAAAAGAATAAGTAGCCATTCATGTTCTCCTTAGCGAACGACGTTGATCTGCACATCAGCGAAATGAACCGCACCCGCCAGCTTACAGGCCACCTGAATAACCGGTGCCTTACGGGCTTCGCGGTCTGCCTGCGCCTGCTCGGAAATCGGCTGCGCGTAGACGTAATAGCCTTTTGTCATCGTATCGCCGGAATCCAGCTGCCCGATCGGGCCGCCGTTCCATACACCGGCAGCCACCAGCCCGTTTGTGACAGACTGATCCATCGACTGTTCGACATTGGAAAGGAGGCGCGTAACGCCAGCATCTGTCTGTGGGACTTTGGTTGTGCTGGTGTAGAGCAGGTTATACAGGTTGGTCTGAACGTAGTTCTGCAGCCAGTCGAGCCCGTGGCGTTCGTCGAAGAAATCACCGCTGGACATTACGCCCTGCTGCAGGATGGCCGTATCGTTCTGGTAGTACACAAATACGTTGCAGTTTTTGGCATCCAGCGCCGCCGCCTGATTGGTGGTCAGGGTTTCATACGTGATCCCCGGCTCCTGTTTGAACTTCAGGGTAATGGTGGTGTTGCTGCCGTTGAAATTCACGGTAAACGCGCGGCCAAACGCCGACAGCGCGGCGTACTTGCTGCTGGTGGAATACTGCACAAACGTGCGAGCGTATTTTGCAGCCTTCAGCTTGTAAGCCAGATCGGTTGTCGATGTCGCATCAACTGAGGCTGGGTCTGCAGTGGTAATCGCCAGAATGCGGCTGAGACTGGAAGCCTCGATCGCTGCGGCCACACTCAGCCAGTCGGCATCGTCGATATCTTCATCGTCTGCCACGGCCAGACCATACCAGTTCGTGTAATTCAGTACGGCGTTCACGGCCTGCAGCAGCGTTTCCGTCGAACCGCTTTCAGCCGATGCCAGCGTTTTCGCCCAGCGGCCGACATAGACCTGCTGAGGCTTCGGTGATTGCGAGAAATACACCGTAGCGGCTTCATATTCCGGGCTATCAACACCGAAATCTGTGCCGATATCTTCGGGGGATGAGTAAAGGCGAATACGCTCAGTAACCGGGATAACCGTAGAGCTCCCGAGAATGAGCAGCGAACCAAAGTTTCGACCAGTAGCCGCACGCGGCCCAATGATCACGTCGACATTGACGACGTTTGATACAGGTAATCCCTGCGGCATAATTTAGTCTCCGAAAAATGAGACGGGCGCATCTTGCAGCGTCCGGACGTTATAGGTACGAATGTTTTTGCGAGAAAGCGTAATGGTGAGGTCGTATCGCCTCACCCACTGGTTGTTAATGAGCTCTGGCAGGTTGTAGATAGTCCCGGCATCCACCAGCGAAAGCCCCGAGCGGTTCAGCTCGGCGTTGTTCTGCTCGACGAATATCCCCGCGCGGAAAGTTGATGCAATGTTGGCCCCCAGAGGGCCGTAAAAGCAGCAAATCACCGTGACCTGCTCCCATGTCCATTGCTCGGACTGTTCTTCCGAAACCTGAACATCGGACTGACTTAACGGCTGGGGAACAGTAGTGATACCGAAGGCGCACCACGTCACCCCGTTGTTGGGGATCTGCGGCTGTGGGTCAGTCCATCGGGGGAAAACAAGCGCAGCCGGCAGGCCAGAAACACCACGAATCCACCGGCTGATTTCACGCTCCAGCGCCTCATCGTATTGGGGGAGATCCCCAACAGGCGTCAGATAACCGCGCGCGGTGCTGTCGTTACTCAACTGGCGTCCCTCCGTTAAAGTCCACCAGCTCACAATGTGCCTGGACGAATCCGGCACCGTAACGGGTGTACGGGTCGACGAACGTCACGCGATAGTCGCGTCCGCTATAGGTCACGATATCTGCATCAAGTCGCGGGGAGCTGTCTGAACCGGGCTGGCCCTGGGTTAATCTGAACTGCGTCACGATGAGGATCGCGCCGCTTATGTTCTGTCCTGCTTCCATTCGCCTGGCTTCCAGGGAACGGTCAACCGTCACCACGCCAGAGAATGGAATATCCTGAGCGGTGTTTTTCGTGAAATTGTCCTCATCCACCGTCTGAACCTGCCGGTGACACACCAGACTGGTGTCCATGAAGTCGGGATCGAGAAGAACATCGCTCACATCGAGAAGAGGCATTATTTTTTCCTCACGACGTAGTTAATTGAGCGCAGCAGGTAACCGTGGGCATACAGCGGCTTGTCGCCGGGAATGCCTTCGGCGCGTCTGCGTTCGAGGGTTTTCTCAGAAAGCGGGTGCAGTCGGTCGCCAGCACCGATAACAGCTTTTGCAGCATCACGGGCAATCTGTCCGGCGCTCTCCAGCTCACGCACTGCTGCTTCAGTCTGCCCCTCCAGCGCGGCGGTTGCCGCTGCCTTCAGGTGCGCAGTGGTTCGGGGTTTTGAATCCTCGATCCCCATATCCAGAAAAGGACGCGGGGGAAGTGTGACCGTTGTACCGTCGATTTCCACCGTTGCGCCCGTCGAGTGAAGGTAGCCCAGTTCCGCGTTATTAATCGGGGAGCCATCCTCACGCCCTGCCTTGTCCTCAGGTATTCCCACCAGCACATCCATTCCGGATAGCTGCCGGAGGGATTCCAGAACAGCCACGGCGTTATCAGCACGAACCGTTAACCCGCTTTTCATAGCAACTGCCTGCCACCAGCGCCGAACATCGACCACCACCAGTAGAACTCGCGCCCGTAGGCGGTGCTGTTCCAGAAACCGGCATCGGGATTGATTACCCCGGACACGTCATAGCTCACTGAAACCTTATCCACTGATTTAGAGGACACAACACCTGCTGCGCCGTTGCTGTTCACACCACCAGCGGCAGCAGCGGCCATCGTGCGTCCGCGCAGCTCCGTATAGTGAGCCGTGAATAGTTCGGCCAGGTAGACGAACTGATCGCCCTGTACGTCCTGATTCAGAAGCGAATCGGCCTGCCCCAGATAGAAGTTCACTGAGGGGTCCGGGTAGCGTGTTTTGTCGGCGAACTCGGGAAAGTCGGTGCGGAACTGCTCGTTAGTCGGAAGCCTGCTGTTTTTTGGCATTTTTCGCGTCCCCGCCGGTGTTATCGGTTTTGTCCGTGCTGTCGGCAGGTTTACCGCCTGCTGGTGCCTGAGCGGCTGCCAGCTGCGCTTTAAGGTCTGTGTTTTCATTCCCCAGCGCGGTGATGGTTTTTTCATGCTCAGCCAGCTGCGCTTTCAGGGTGTTATTTTCTTCTGCCAGGAGAACAAGGCTCGCGGAAAGGTCTTCATTGCTCTGCTCGTTCGCCAGGTCGGCTTCGTCAATCGGGCGCGCATAGGCTTTAAAGGCCCAGTGGTCCTTAACTTCTTTCGGGAAAGAGGAACTGTCGTGGATGCCCTGAGACAGCTCAAATTTAGAACCGTCGGCAAAGCTGAGTGTCGCGCCACCGGAAACAACGTATTTCATGTTTTTGCTCCATAAAAAAGGCGGGTTTCCCCGCCCGTTTCAGGTTAAGACGCCGGAACGTCCAGGTAAGAGATCGTATTGGAATACGGGGTTTCCACCTGGCCCAGCTTGCCGTAGTAAGTGGTCAACTGCTGCAGTCCGCGATACTCCAGCGGCGTGTTCAGCAGAGGAACCATAGGGAAGCGAACGTATTTTTCGTCCTGGGTGTAAGCAACGATACGATGCGCGCCACCAGCGCCACGCTTGGAGGCCCACTTCATGGAGACAATCTCCAGTGGCGTGCCGTTTTCCTGAAACGCGATGGTGTTAATCTTCACGTATTCCAGCACGGAGATATTCCCTGCAGAGGAAACCTTTTTGCTCGCCAGCAGGCCGAACAGCTCCGGAGCCAGACCGATTTTTGCCGGGCAGACCGCATAACCAGAACGAACCCAGCCATCAGACAGCACCAGGTTGATATCCTGAACAATCACATCCGGATCGGTGGTTGCGGTCCACGCTGCAGCTGCAGCAACAGGAGTAACATCCGGCAGGTTCAGCAAGCCAGCAACGCCGAGCTCGTTATCACCGATATAAACCTGTTCGTCGGTGTCCATGTTCCACTTCAGCTTCATGCCTTCGTATTTCTGGACATCAACCGGACGGCCCAGTTTCTGGGCAGAAGCCAGTTCCGGCACCGTCCAGCTGATTTCCTGCCCCCACAAGGTGAGGTTGTTACGGGTAGGCTGAATATCGAGCTCGATACCAGGAATGGCAGTGGCTTTTTTACCGATCCAGTTTTTACCGTTAGGGTTTGGACCACCAACGCCGACGAAATCGGTATTAGTGAAGGATGACACTTCATCAGCGATAGAAATATCGCTGCGCAGCGGCATGTCGCGTGACCATTTGTAGGACACTAAAGGCATGTTCAGCGTCTGATCCATGCGCTCCAGTTCGCCGACCAGAAACGCGCCGGTGGAGTCGATGGTCGCTCTGTCAATTGTAAACATTAATTATTCCCTCAGATGTTATAAGCGATTTCAATACGGCCGTCGGCTTCACCCGGCCCCATGACCTCTGCATTTGGCAGCTGAGGTGTATTTGATGCGGTAGAGTCCGGAGACAGCACAAAGGAGCCAACCGGGCTTTGAGTGGTGCCACCAGCCACGCGAACGTAAACCGGATCGCCTTTTTTCGCGGTCGCCGCGTTACCTGCGGTAGCAGTTACGCAGATGTAACCGCGTTTCAGGTTGTCACCAACCTGATTAACCGTCACACCAATGTAAGCAAGGTCCAGAGCAGAGGTAATCGGGAACGGTCGAACCAGAATCCCTTTCACTTTGCTGATAGTGTCGCCTGATTCCAGCGGAACGAATTTATCGTTCACGTATTTACCCGGCAGCCCGTAGGACGCGAACTGCTTCGTGTAGTCCAGGCTTACCGGCTCGATGGTGAGATCACGAGGACGGGTAACGCCCCCGGCAATGCCCAAGGGCATGCGCGTTAAATATGCAGTACCTGCCATGATGATTTACCTTATTTGTTTTTTGCCCAGAATTCGGCGTTGACCTTGTTCAGTTCTGCCGGGGAAAGGTGTTTAGTGCTGATTCCGCTGTCCGCGGTGCGGGTAATGTTGTTCAGCGGGGTCAGCTGATTTTTCGCTTTATGCAGCGCCACGGCGGCAGTAAACACCGCGTCGACCGTAGCCTTAGGCGCTTTGTAGAAATCATCCACTCCGAACGATTTCAGGCTGTCACCGGTGCGCATTGCATGACTCAGCACCTGACGCTTCAGGCTCTTATCGCCAGCAGGCTGGAAGCCAGGGCAGATAATTTCCGCATCGGCGATCAGGTTGCGCTTAAAGGCTGCATCACCCGTCACTTTGCGGTTTTCTTCTTCGTCTTCGTCGGTGGTCATGTTGCCCGGGTCCGGATCGCCGTCGGTGGTTTTACCCTCCAGCTTTTCCAGACGAGCCAGCAGCGATTTCGCCCAGGCCGGGATTTCTTCATCGCCGGTGCCGGTTTTGTCTTTGTTCGGATCGCCTTCGTCCGTAGTGGTGCGATTGCCTTCAGGTAAGGCTGTGGCCTGTGAAGGAATGTTGATGGTGATAGAGGAACCGGGGATTGAAGGCATGCCATCAGACGGCATATCCGGCGCTTCGTCGATGAGTTTTGCAAGCGCATCCTCATCTTTCGTCTTAATGGCCTGAGCCAGTTTTTTAAGCCATGACATTACAGGCTTCTCCTTTGTTGTTGATGGGATGGAATCCCCGATTGCACAGCGGCCACCAGCACGCCCCCGGTCGATGCCGACAGCGAGGTGGTTACCTGTGATTTGGTATTGCTTGCCTTTGCCGGGTGCCAGCTGCTTGTACTGCGCGTCATAGCCACAGCTGACATCGGTCAGGCCAGAATTCACCGCGTCGATTGCTTCCTGGCGTTTAATCAGCACGTCAGCAATGAGCAGATCCGATTTTTCGCCGATGCCGCGCCGGACGTTCTGAATGTGTCCGTGTGCCAACTCTGCGAAGTTAGAAGGGTTCACGAAAACGATGTTGCCCAGGCTGTCCTCTGGATGCCCCAGCGTGACGGCTACGCCCTCAAAGCTCGCCATCGTCTCCGGGGAAAACACCTCGTCTTCCGTTCGCCAGACTGTCACCGTGCCGGTGCCGTCCGGTTCGAGGTCGATTTCCTCAGGTAAATAGACCTGCGTCCCTGTGCGTGCGATCGGCACGTCTTTACACAGCAGCGAGCCGTCCGCCTGTAGATAGCGCGTTTCGCCCAGGCGTGTAGTGAAGAAATATTTCATGGGTTACCTGCTCGATTACGGGCAACAAAAAGGCCGCCCAGTGGCGACCTTGTGAGATGGGAAAAATGTTCGAAATAACGGGCTATTTAACATAAGGGTTCTTACCCGCACCGACGAAAATGGACTCGATTAAAATGTCCCCCTAAAGCCGTAAAAGTAGCGATTAACTGGGCTGAAAATCGGCCTTTTCGAATACAACATTTTCATAACATTTCGCGGGTATTGCAGTTCGCATGAAATGAATGCTGAAAGCCGTATTTTTCATTTTCTCGGTGCAGGAATCTGTACTTCAGGCCAGCATTTGCAGTTCGGCAAACATCCGGCGTGTCCGGTCATGCCATCCAGCGTCGGTGGGTTATCCCAGCGCACAAATTTATCTTTCATCTTGCGATGAGAATCGCGCGTTCCGGCCCCCTCGATACGCCACCAGTAGCCCTCTGATCCAACCGAAAGGGCTCTGGCCTGCGTCAGCGCGCCGGTAGCTCGTCCAATCTCTGTACGGGCAATCAGCTGCGCCCTGCTGGCGGCCACGTCACCGGAGGCCATGATCATCTCGTAGAGCTCGTCCGGACGTTCACCAGTGATAACCGCCTGCATTGCGCGCTGTTGTATGTCCATCACGCGATCGGCTGCTTCCAGCGGCAGGGACTTCATCAGCTGGATCTGGCGGTACACGATATCCTGCGCCACCAGCCCGACGGGGGTATTACCCACCACATCGCGCAGGCCAGCGCCGATTTCCTCTGATACCGATTTCCACTGATTCCATTCCTCCTGCTCGACCTGGGCAAACATCCTTCGCCCGACCTGCTCTGCCCAGTCGCTGATTACCTCGGAATAGTCCACCAGCGTTTTCGAAATGTTGTCAGCGCTAGCCTGTGAACCATCGTAGGTACCATCGACGATCTGCCCTATCTGGTTTGCTATCGCCAACAGGCTTTTTCGATACTGGATCTCCGAACGGCGGCGGAGGGATGGTTTCAGGTTCATCCTCCTCCCACTGGGCCTTCGCATCTTCTATGTCCTCGTCAGTGATAGAACCACCGATGCCAATCACATCAGAAATGTTCCTGAGGTCGTTAAGCGCTGCTGCAGGTGGCATCCCGAGGTCACGAACGGCGGTACCGAGTGCAGTAACCACATTGTTCGCCATAGTTGCACGGTCCACGTCTGACATCTCCCAGAGCTTGTTAAACTCGAATGTAAAATCGTCAGGCAGTGGTTCACCGAACAGAGAGCGCCAGGAGATATCGAGCAGCCAGCGGATATGTCGGCGTAAGCGTCTCTCCTGCAGCGAGTTAACCCGGCTGTAGTAGTTTTCCAGATCGCCGTCGCCGGTGTTGAAACCTGCAGGGGACTGCCCGAACAGACGGACGAGAGGAATTCCCGTCGCGCCGGAAACCTGCTCAGCAAAGCGCAGAAGGACATCAGCGATACCCGCAAACGTATAGCTGTGGGTCTCGAATTTATCCCTTGAGTCCATCATGGTCATGCCTTCGATGGTCTGAAACTCACGAATCATGTCCATGTGCTTCATCAGCGACTTTTCCAGATCACCGCCTTTGGCAAGGATGTCACGAAGCTTTTCAATACTGTAGGTTCGCAGATGTGCTTTGTGGATCAGCTGTGTGGTGCCGACCGTTGCAGTATCGAACGCCTCGATACGCTCGAAAATACGCTCCACAACAGACATCCCCCAGCCGTTTTCCGTTTGGGCCTGCTGGAAAGGTAGCGTATCACCCTCCATGCGGATAACGCGGCTATGGTGGATCTTCCAGGGGGGAATCCCCTGCTGGTTCGTGATTACCTTGTAATATTTCGGTTTCCCAAAATCGGGACCGTAATCAGTAACGAGATCGTAATAACTCGGGTTAACCATCCAGCGGTCAAGGCTCATCACGCCCTTAAACTGCCCATCTTTAATACGATCCAGTTTCAGTGGGGAGGACATATCCTGCCCTTCAAGCAGGACCACCAGCACCGCGCCACCGTACAATCGGGACCATTTGAGGTTATCGTTAAGCCCATCCCATATAGCGAGCTCATCCCAGAAGGTTTCGAGCTTGCCCTTTTGGCCGGGTTTCAGCTTTGAGCTGATGTTAATGCCCTTGCGGGTCATATCATCGGCCATCGCATCCACACCGGCCCCCACGAGGAACGATGAACGATACGCAAACTCCAGCATCACCCTGTTACGGCTGATGTACCCCGGCATGTACATTCCGCCCGTCTGGATGTTTCTGGTGTCGCTGCCAAGTTTGGCCGTGAAATTGTTGTACCCGTCAGATGTCCTAACGGGCTTTTGTGCGCCGTTCTGGCGTTTCTTTCGGGACATGTCACGCTCCGGCCAGTTTGGCCCAGGTATCAAGAGATGAATCCATCGGCGCGTAATTAATCATTACGGCGTCTGCAAGGTTCGGCGATTTTGTGCCTTCCGGCTGTTTATCCACGAGGATTTTACCGACGGCGTTTTTCGACCATGTAGGCTGTGAAAGCTCCATCAGCAGGCGGTCAATATTTTCTATCTCGCTGCTTATCGAAATGATTTCGTCGGGGTTGTAGTCCATCCCGTTCAGCGCGCGGAAAGTGTTACGAAACAGCTTGCGAAGATGCCACCAGCTCTGTGCTTTCGCGTTCGCGAAGAAGTCTTTATTCAGGCGCGCCGCTTTACCGTTATCACCAGGAACGGCTTCATCTTCCGGATCGAATACGCTACCGCTACCACGGAAAGGCGTAGCTGTGATTGTTCCCCGGCCTTCAGCCTGCCTGAGCTCGTTTATCACGCGAGCATCGCCACGCGCACCAGCACCCAGACCGTCCTCATCGAAACGGAACTCATCCAGACCGTAATCGTCACAGTACCCAAACGATTTAACGACAGAAGCATAGATGTCGCTGCCAATACCAGACCATTCGTGAACGTTCTGCAGAAGGAAGCCATAGCGGCAAGAAAAGCCGTTTTTGTCTTTCCCTTCGTCTGCGATATCCATTGCGCCGAGGCGCTGGCCGCTGGGCTGAATACCCAGTTTGATATGCGCGTCGACGGCAGCCTGCACCCATTCAGAAGGAATGAGAATCCCCTCTGTGGATGCGCTGTAGTTCAGGTCCAGTTCCTGAGCAACGATAATCGGATCATCAATTTTCAGACATTCGTTGCGGTACCACTCATCATCCTTGCGCGGGTCGCTGCGCCAGTGGAACGTAAACACCGGGATATTTCCGCTGTGGCGCTTACGGGCAAACGGGTTATTCATGCCGTTGACGGATGAGAGGTCTATACGGCAGCGGGTCGTCTGAGAGAGCGCAGCGTCGATGAGTAATGGCCGTTTAAGGAATGCCGACTCATCCACGAAATAAAGCGTGGTACGGTCACCACGGCCAATGTTATCGCCAGCCTCTCCCTTGATGATCGCCCCTGATTCCGGAAATTCCACCTCCATGAATCTGGAGTGCTTTTTTTCATTCCAGCCACCGCGAAACTCTACCGGGAGCAATTCAATAAATTTTCTTGCTTTCCAGAAAAGTGATTTTGGGTCGCTCGTGGAATCCACGTACATCTCTTTACGGCTACCAAAACCAATCACCATATCTTTGTTAAACAGACACAGAGAGCAGGCAAGGCCGACAGAAGTCCAGCTCAGCCCCATTTCACGGCTTTTCTCTGTAAGCCCGTTTTCACGATTTCCGCGTCTGTCCATGATCCAGTTAATCCATTCCTCCTGGCGGGGGAACAGCAAAAACGGGATGGTGGCAGGCAGGCCATAATCGAGGTTACGCGGGTCCGTCGTCATGCCCCAGTCGATGATGAACTGGGCCGGGTTAGTGCGGTAAAACTCACGGAGTGCCGGAAGCATTTCAGGCGCTTTCCTGATCCGCTCCAGCCTCTCCATTCTCCACTCAAACACGGCGGTATAGTCCGGTTTGCGGAAGTCAAAGGGGAACGGGATCGGCACAGAAAAATTCCTCAAAAACGCCCCGATTTAACATAATGGTCGTTACCCGCACTGGCGCAACAGCATCCATCACGCAAACGGCGCGAAGCCTCTGTTTTGAACAGAAAAGTGGTCAAATCGGGATGAATAAAACGTGCATAAAACGGGTCAAAAAGTGCATAGCGTTTTTTCGGTTCGAAACGCCTGTTTTTGCAATTTTCAGCCCATGAATTTTTTGTAGATATCTGCGGCCTCATGCGGGGACAGGTTCGCCGCGTCGGCTTTGGCTGCCTCGTCCATATTGTTGAACGATTCGAAAATTTTCGGTGCTCCCAGCTCCATAAGCAGGGTTGCCGGAACCTTTATCCCCTCAGCCTCAAGCAGCTGCGCCGCCTGTAGCGCAGAGTATTTCCCGGCCACCTTATGTTTCATCACCTCGCGAAGCACATCACGCTGGCGTTCTTCCTCGCTATAGACGCTGGTACCAAGACCGAGAGCCTTCGAGAAAACAGCAATATCGTTATGCGTGGGCAGAACATCTTCAATGGTTGTTGTCAGCCCCTTTGGTCCCCGGCTAACAATCTTTCGCTTGCGAACGTCCAGGCTTTTACCTGCAACATTGTTAATTTTTTCCATCAGAACTTCGCGAGCCTCGGTAAAGGCACGATTAAAGTCGGCATGTTCCTTGCGCCAGTTGCGGATAGTCGCCTCGTCAATTTCCAGTCGCTGGGCAACCATGCGGTTTGAGATCTTGTTACGGGCCAGAGCCATATCAATAACGATACCGACGTAGGCCTTCTTAAAGCTATTTTTACGGGCCATACGCTTACCTGAAATCGAGTGCTGTTTATATTTTGTTCAAAATTATTTTTCCGCATTTTGCGTGCGGAATAATTCTGAGAAAAAATCTGCTCCGGGGCCGCAAGCCTGCTGGGTTTAAGTGCGGAATTAAAAACGTCAAAAAATGCGGAGTTATCGATTTTCCGTAAAAACTGCGATTTAATGCCCGGAGGCCGCGCAGAATGGGGAGATAGTGGATCGCCCTAATATTTCCACTATGTGGATAACTCAGTCCAAATCCATCTCCACCACTTCACCGAACAGGTGACCGTAAACATCCATTGTGGTTTTGATGTTCGAATGCCCAATAAGTCGGGAAACCTTCAGAATATCGACGCCTTTGTTTGCCAGGCGAGATACAGCAAAGTGGCGAAGATGATGGAATCGTTTAATGCCATAGTCGTTCAGGGTTCTGACGAGAACGCCCTGAGTGCCGTAGCTGGTAGCGAGGCATGCGCCGGTAAACTGGTTGCAGATAAGAGACTCAGAGGTACCGAGTTTACTTTTATCCAGCAACGCGAAAAGCTCACGTGGCATTCTTACCCGGCGCTCCACGCCTCTTTTCAGCCCCTCATGTATAACGCCGTCAACAACATGCCCCCGGATGTCGATCCAGTCGGCTGACACGTCGTTATAAGTAACCGCCAGAGCCTCACCGATGCGCAGGCCACAAATCCCGAGCCAGCACGCGATACGCTCACGAACTGGCGCGTTATTCAGTAGCGCCCTGACCGATGATGATGGTGGTATGGTGATGGGTCGACGCTTCCGGCGCGCGGGGCGGTCAACAGGGTTAAAAGTGATGAGTCGCTTTTCCACCAGCAGGAAAAAAGCCGAACGAATCCAGCGATGGCAGCCGGTGCGAACCGAATCAACAATATCGCGATGGCTGATATGGAGAATATTTTTTTCCAGTATCAGCCCGTCTACAGCGAGAAGATCGTGACGGCATTTCGTATAAGACGACAGCCGTATAATATTTTTTTCCAGCTTGCCGGCCTGATACCCCAGATAAAACAGAATTAACTTTCGGAAAGTCCAGGAATGGTCTATTCCGGCCCAGCTGGCAGTTCGACAATCCAGCTCGCTATTCTGTTTTTGCCAGAAAAGATGTGCGGCATCATCAATACTCTTAAAGATGCGGCGGCGTCCATGACCGGATTTTTCATCCTTCCAGTGGACGTAATATTTTGATTGTCCATTGGCATCAGTGGATTCTTTTATCGAAGCCATACCGAACAATCCTCACTCGAAAAACATTATCAAAGCCACTCGCCGAATGGACTTGATAATGCTAATAAAAAGGTCTCGAAAGCTATATTTCTGTGCTCCCAATCAGGCTATGCCGTTGCCCCCCTCATCATGTGGAAAGGTTCATGATACATTATGCTTTTAACAGCTGAGGTGATCACAATGTCTGAACTCGAAAAGAGAGTTATTGAACTTGAAACAGAAAATGAAGAATTAAAGTTGGAAATTCAAGCTTTGCGAATTGCTGTGGTAACAATGTCCGCTGTAGTAAACGATGGTATCGGCAAGTCTGCTGGCTTAATGGGTAACACCGTTGACGAAAGTATGATTTTCGATGAAGACATCCACGAGAATGAGGAGTGGTTCAACAAATTGAAATCAAAAGTAGTTTACCTGTTAGGCAAAAGAGAGTAGTTACTCTTATTTTGATGTTTTGAATAAAATTGTCGCCAGCAGTGACTGGCGGCTAAATTATCTTTTTTTACTGCCTTTCATTCTCGATTTGGCGTATTCCAGCCAGCTGATTATTCGCTTTTTCGATAGCGGCCAGCAGCGGCTTGATCCAGAGAACAGCCTGGCAATACGTCAGCGTGCTGGGGGGAGTGGTGCTATCACCGGCTGCGTCAGCGTTCCCGGAATCGGTGAGCATTGCGCTGGCACGTAAACTGTTCGCGTAGCTGAGCAGCCCACCAGCGACATCAGCAGGAACAGGCAGATCGCAGGTCTTTTCACGGCGGAGGATCTCCCGGTATTGGATAACAGTTTTATCGGTACTGGCATCAATCAGTGAGTTAAGCCGGCTGGCGTTATCGGCCACCTGGTTAAACCGGTTGAAATTGAAAGCCTGAGCAGCGATAACCGTCCCCTGCAGGTTATTGTCACTGCGCAGAACGTCATTATCACTCTTCAGCGTAGCAACGTCAGAGCGGCTGTTTGCCAGCAGGATGCACAATACAGCAGTAACAATCACCACGGCCACCAGCACTATCCAACGCCATACGGATTTAATATCGGCAAAGGTGATCATTGCAGACCATCCATACAGAGCTGCTTCTCTGCCTCACGACGAGTTACCAGCCCTGGCAAGATTGTTTTCCCAGCGTATACCCATCGGGGGAACTGGTTACATGCTGAGGGCCAGGCTTTTGGACCTTCACGCAGGAATGCATAAAGTGTCGATTTACGCATTGTCCCGCAGCCGATGTTGAACGTAATGGACGTCACCGCCGAAAACGTGTCATCACTGAGATTTCCCCCGTTACCGTATGAGTTAACACAGCGTTCAGCGTCGAGAATATTTCGTTCCCAGTCAGCAGCAATCTGCGCATCTGTCTTTCGCACACCAGTTTTTACACCGTGAGTATTGCCAACCCCATCAGTGAGTTTTGCAGCCGGACAAAGATATGGATCACGGCGACAACCTTCCGCATTACCGATTAACTCCAGACCACGCTCATTCGTTCGGACGTTACCGTTGCCCAGCACTATGGCGATAATCGCTGCAACAGAACAAATAGCGCCAACTGCGCCGCCTTTTTTAGCCAGTTGGGCCATTATTCACCAGCCTTTGTCAGTGCATCCGCGACAACGCTGACCGCTGCCGGACGCTCGGATTTTGGTTTATCACTAACTCCATCGAGATAATCGCGAATCATCTTCGTTCGCTTTTCATCCTCTTTTCTGCGCCGGCGCGCATCAAGACGCCCATTGACGTAAGACACCAGCGAGATAATCAGGCCAACCGCCCCGAAGAACATGTAAACCATGTCCTGAGTTGTGAAGCCCAGTGCAGCGGCAAGTGTTCCCAACCACGCAAAGAACTGCGTGAATATGTTCCCTGAGTGATCGTTCATTTTCAT